TGAAAGAACGGCTGGTGTTGATGTTTCAAGCCTTGCCCAGTCATAACGAAGAGTGACTGTTACCTCATTAAGTTCATCTGAGCTGTAATCTAGGTCTCCGTACTTGACTGCTGTGATAAAAGCATTCCAAAGGGTCCAGGTTTCAAGCGGGTTACCTTCTGCATCAACTTGAGAAACCAATACGGTGCCCAAGCTTGTTACTGCAGACTTCTTAGACATTGAAATAAGGTCTGCAGCACTTGATGGTGGAGTATAACCGGCGTTTGAAACAATTTGAGAGAAGTTGGCAGCCATATCTGAGCCTTCGTTACCTGGATCTACAACAACAATATCCACGGTTTCCCATTCAGTTCTTCCTGGGTAGTAAAACTTATGATTTAAATACTCATGTGTAGTTTCACTAATTGTAAAAGCAGGTTTGCCAGCAGTCTTTGCCATCCAAAGAAGCGGACCTCCCTCGTTTGTTTTTAAAGCACTAAAGCTTACAATAAACCTAAATTTTCTTTTTGGATCTTTGATGTCAGAGCCATCAAAATTTTCAGACCAGAATGCCATTTGTTATTTTCTCCATTTATAATAAGTAGTAAGTTTTGTATTAATCTTCAAAAGAAGCACCTGAAGAAGCAACAACAAAGTCGATAGCAATGAACTCAATTGCCTTGGCAGGCTTAATCATAATTTTTGCGTATAACACATTCTGATCTACAAGGTCAGGTGTGGTGGTTGTTTCGTCTAGGATTAGTCTATAATCGGTGATACCGAATCTGTTCTTGGTAGTTGCAAGAAGCGGCTCAATAAGACCCTTGAATCTGCCCCATGTAGCTTGAACATTCTGCTCAAAAAGGATCTGAGTTGAAAGAATCGAAATTTGCTTCTTAAGGAAAATTACCAATCTACGAACATTAATTCTGTCTAGTGCAGAGGGTCTCTCTTGAAGAGTCTTCTGGCCGAAGAGAACGATGCCGGTGCTTGGGAAAGATGCGATTGGGTTGATTCTTGCATCATATAGGGTGTCTCTATCTTTTGAGCGTAGACGTTCAGATACACCAACAATTGGGATACCAGCAGCGCCGTCTGAGAGGCCGCCACGATTGAATCCAGCAGGAGCAAACCAAACTTCAGAGGCGCGCTCAGAAGAGGCTAGAACACCCAGCATGGCCACTGTGGGCGGAATCCACACATTTTGACCAGTAGCGGCGTCTCTTGTCTGGACCCATGGGTAGAAAGTTGAGCCATAGGATGAGTCAATCTGCCTTCTCTTGAGTGCATTTGCTGCATTTGTTGGGGTAGTTGCAACTCTTGCTGATCTTGTGCTGTAGGTTGCTGCATCGCCTTCATGTGGTGGAACATAGACATTTGGAAGGTCAATCAAGGCAAGAGCGTCGGCACGAGCTTCAGCAGTTCTTACAAGATGCTCGGTAAGAGCCGTCTTGGTAAGGCCGGGAACAGTAACTAGGTTAGTGTTGATGAACTCTGGATCAGAGATTGTATCAATCGCTCTCTTATAGGTGTAGTAAACATAATTGTTTGTTTCACTATCAGAGGTTGCACTCATAAGCTTGTTGGCTAGTGGGTCAGGCTTTGTGATATCAAATCCATCAAAACCACCCCAGAAAGGAGCAGTAAAGCTGTCGTAACCTGCATCAAGAAGCTGTGAGGCGCTTAGTGGGGATGCCAGGGTCTGACGTGAACCGGAAGAGTAGAAGTAATTTCCTGCAGCGCTCTTTACAACATCATTGAGGGTGAAGATACTACTGTAAGAATCAAAACCTGTTACAGCGGTTGCTGTTGGGTCATCGGAAAAGCCAGACTTTAGCAATCTGTGCATATCAATTACACTTGGATCGTTAATATTGGTAGTGGCTTCAGTAGTGGTTCTAATTCCAAAATAAGCCTCAGTTGCGTCACTTAGGCCACCATCAGATGCACTCAATCTTAGTGCAACACTTGGGAAAGTAAATGAGCAGGTAATCGCAGCAGAAGTAGGTAATATAGCGGAACTTGTCAAGACTGCAGTACCACCGCCGTGACCACCCTTCATTTCTGCAGGCACGTTAGCAGGTGAAACAATCATTCTATTTGATAGATTTGAAGTTGAGCTAACATCGGTGGCGTCTGTAAATTTTGGCGGCATGTAGAAACCAAAAGGCAAGTACTTAGGATCTAGCGCAGCATCGTCCATATCTGGGTTTGTTTCAACATAGATATATCTTGAACTGTTGTTATATTCACCATATTCTCTTAGGGTTCTGGTTGGCTCATCCCAGGAGTAATACTTATTACCAATTACCTTTGAGATGAAGTACTCAGAGTTAGGATTCAAGGAGAGGTTGTCAAATCTTTCTAGAATAACTGAATTTGTATCGGTATCTCCAACTGATCTGATTACAACGGAGAAAGTGCCATAATCGCTGGTAAAGCTGTTACTTTGCTTAATTCTCTCGATAGAGACCTTGATGTTCTTGTGTAACCAGCTACCGTGCCCTCTGCCCTTAAGTCTAAACAACTTGGGTAGGTTTGCAGCATCAAAAGAGCCGGCAGCGCCTAAGTCTTGAGGCACGAACCATCCAGCAACACCCTCTCGGGCAGATTGCGACTTTACGTTGTGTGGTCCAGCAGTTACGGTGCCGTTTTGCGCAAGAGCCACAATAGCAGCACAAGTGGCAACATTTACTAGTGAATTATCTCTAATAAACTGTTCAAAAGTTTCACCAAGCCAGTAACCTTTCTCCGTTCCTGAAGGGTAAAAGTCTTCGTTTATAGATAATAGTTGTGGGTTTGTGTTAAACTTGTTTCTAATAAAGTTTTCTGATTGGTAGTCCATGTTAAAGGTGACTGTTTCGTCAGCAATTGTAGCAACATTGGATGAAAGAACAATTTGGAGTTCGTTACTGGCATCAGAGCGTATTAGTGTGTAAGAGCCCGACTTGCTCGTGCCGCCAGCGTAATCAGTGCCTTTTAGCATAATGCTGGAGCCAGCCTGAAGATAGAACACAGCAGCTAGTTTACCAGAGTTACTACCAGTTAGAGAGCCTGGACCAAATGTTGAGCCGGTAGGGAAGAGGAAAAGACCAAAAGCACCGCCATTGCTGGCCAAAGTACTGTTTGGGCTCGCAATTGTGGTACTGCTGGCTGGGGTCGCCCAGCCTGCTCTTAAACCAGAAGCCTGTGTTGGGTGTTCATGACCAAGAAGTCTAATGTAGGTAAGAGGTGCGACTTGTGCGTCAAGATAAGCTTTAGCAGCGTAAGTTCCGTACATAGGAGACTGAAAGTTTCCAAATCTAGAAATATCTCCACCACCATTTCCTGGGACAGTGTCACCATAGTTTGTGACATATTCTGAGAATGATGGAACCTTGGTAGGTTGCATTGCGAGACCTCTGACAGACCTACCGATTACAGTAGCTCCGATTGCATCAGGCTGTCTTGGTCTGAATGAGTTGTCAATCTCGTTGATGAAAACACCGGGAGAGACAAACTTGAAATCTTTAACTGGCATGAATTTAGCTCCTCTTTATATTAGCTATTGCTATTGTTTCATATTAAATAGTAGTGTGTTTTTGTAAAAGAATTATAATGTTAGTCTATTATGAACCCAGGGTCACCGGGACCAACCACTTTCTCTCTAGGAAAAGCTATATCTACAAAATTTTGTCTTCTTTCGACTATGGGTTCTTTAGAGTTTGGTCCGTTACCTATGAGATATGCAAGGACTTTAATACTGATTGTAGATATAAACGCTCTCTCTTCTTCTGCCATTGATGAGGTATTATTAGATGTTGCTATGCTTTGATCTATGAAGGCTTCATACATGTGGCCGTTCTTTTTAATTACAAAAGAGTTGATTTGCCCTGTTCTGGTGATAAATGGTGTAATAAGATCGTTCATATGCTGTTGATATTCAGTTCTTATTGTAATTTTATAATCAATGTTGATATAAGTAGGAATAGGTATTGATAGAGTATCTATTACTATTCTTTTGTTTTGATTTGGTTTGTATTTTTGTCTTGTAGAGTCGGTATTTGTCCTTGTGTTCGTAATTACAGCGTTATCTCTAGTTTTATCTTGAACTATTTTTTTAGCTATTACAAATCTTCCTGTTCTACCGTCTCTTCTGTTAGAAAACAAGTGTGCTTGAAAAGATCCTTTTCTGGCTGGATCTTTGGTGACCCCTTCTCGTTCAACCGAGATAATTGGGACTATTAAAGTACCAGAATCATCCCGTAATTCCTTGTCATTCTTTATTTGAAAGGCTCGTTCAGGAGAGATCCAGATAACTGGCGTTTTTTTGAGTCCCTGGTTGGTTAAGACTGAAAGATCTAGGTCATTTTTTAAAAAATCTAAAATAGATGAATCGACATCTTCTAAAGACGAACCAAGCATCCCAACTTCTTCTAAAGTTAACAAGGGTTTATCTTTTGGTAGCTGTGCAAAGCTGAAATCTTTAGGTAGCATCGAACAATCCTTTTCTTGCTCTCTTGCAGGTGGCTTTAATTTCAAAAATATGATCTACTTGACCAAATAATAGCTGTGGTTCTTCTAGTTTCATTATTTCATAGTAAATTTCACCATATAAT